GACGTCGCGGCCGACCGACGTGTTAGGCAGGTCGGCTTCGAACTTGACGCCCTTATCGTCGGTGGTCAGTCGCAACGAGCCGTTGGCGGTGCTGCCCAGGACGGCGCTGCTGTTGTGATCAAACAACGCCAGCGTGGGCTTGGAGAAATTGGCCGAATCGGGCTTGAGGCGGACCTTAAACCCGCCGCGATCGCTCGACGGCTGATTCCAGACCATCGCATAGCCGGTCAGCGTGGCCGGTTTACCGTCAGCGGGCTTGCTGACGGTGAACTTGCACTCGGCGGTGAAGAGGGTTCGGCGAGAGCCTTCCATTCACCACTGCGGAGAAATGGCCAAGGTCAGGTTTGGCCTTGCGCGGCTGCCGGCTTCGGCATTCCCGGCCGGGGCGCCGGGCTGGTGTCGCCGAGCGCCTTGAGCGTGTTGGAATCGGGCGAGGCGTCCGGGGGAAAGCCAATCATGCTTCGGCCCTCGTTGCGGGTGATGATGCCCGCCGAGACGACGCCGGTGGCGTTGGCGATCATCGCCGCGGCGTCACCCCGGGTCAGGGCGTCGGTATCCAGGTGAACGCCGTAGCCGGCGTCCTGGTCGGCCTCGGACAGCAGCTTGCGGGTCAGCTCGGCTTCGATCATCTCAATCCGCGGCCGGAAGGTGTAGCGGACGACGTTTTCCCCCGCCTGCTCGGCGTTGTTGTTGTTGTTTTTGGCCTCGGCCTTTTCGAACTTCATCTCTGGTGGCACGCCGGTGATCTGCGAGATCTGCTTGGTGACGTGCGCGGCCTGCTCCATCAGCTGGCTCGCCTGGGGCGCGACGGTCGAGTTCTTTAGCGTGGCGCCGTCGCTGAGGATCATCACGTCCTGGACGCCGTCCGGACCGGCAAAATTCTGCTGAACCTCGGAGTGGATTTGCGCCCGCTGATCGGTATCCAGCTTTTTCTGGGTCTCGATCGTGCCGCTGATGACCGTTCCGCGGCGCAGGTACCTCGCCTGGTACCGGTCGATTAGCAGCGCCTTGCTGAGGGTCTGCTCATGCACCTGGACGGGATCCAGCCCGGCAATGCCGTCGTAGCTGAGCCCCTGAAAGTGGATCACGTCGTCGCCCAGGAGCACGGTTTTAGTCGGTCGATAGACGTACACCTGCACCGGGTCGCTGCCGTCGCTCGGAATGATCACGTATGGCGTGACATCCTCCGGGAGCATCATCCGCAGCGACAACGGCTGCAAATTCACGTCGCGGCTGATCCAGGCGTACCCGTTGCCGCAATGGCTATAGTGAAAAAACACCGATTCCCAGAACTTGAACGCGTTCTGCGTGCTGTTCGGGCGCCGCTGCAGGAGCTTGTCGAGCTGGTGCGGATCCTTCGGCCGCATGCCGTTCAGCCAGACCGACCGCGGAAAGCTGGCCAGGTTGCCTGCGAGAATGTTCATGTCCGCCCACCACGCCGGCACGGAAAGCGCCGAGTAGCAGTTAATCAGCGGCATGCTCATCGCGTTGATGTAGCCGGCGCCGCAGACGTCGACGATCCGGACGGGTTGCCCTGACGAGTCTGGGAGGTTGAGACTTTGCATATAGATAAAAACCCCTTTTGCATAAATTCTTGTTTTTCCGGGAACGCGTGCTTTCGCGCTTCGACCAGGCAGGTCACCAGCGCCGCGATCCCGTCGATTTTCGCCGATCGCTCGCCGGCGTATTTGCCTTTGCGATTCGGCTTGACCGGGTAGATGTTGCCCTTTACGTCCGACATCACTTCGCAGTTTTCGGCGCAGAAGCGCAGCACCGCGTTGGGGGCGATCGCGATCGAGTCCTCGATCAGCCGGCGCTCGAGCTCATTGCAGCCAGGCGAAACGCTGTAGCCCTGGGCGACGGGCACGCAGGTGCGGCCCTCTCCTTCGAGCTCGGCGAGCGTGGTGTCGATTTTGTAGCGGTCGTAGCAATCGGCTTTGTGCTCGTACGGCTCTGATTTACTGATGATCGACTGGGCAATCCCGCGGCGCACTTTTTCGGAAATCGTCTTGTCCGGCACGATCGTGATGTCGCCGGCCGCGGCCCATTTGCTATATTGGATGCCGTTGTCTTCCTCGTAACGCTTCGCCGCTGCGGCGGTGATCCAGAAGTCGGCGTCGACGTAGAAGATTCCCTCATCGTCGATCGGCCACACGTACACCGCGGCGCTCAGGTCGTCGCATTCGGAAATGTCGATCCCGTCGTACAACGGCAAGCCGACCAGGCGAGAGCGATCGAACTCGCGCCCGCGCTCGGCGGCGGCGTCCCACATTTTCAGATCGAGCCAGCGGCCGGCGCCCTTCGTGGGCCAGATCGAGAGGTACAGGCGGCGGAAATCCGTCTCTTCCTCATCGTGTTTCATGGCCTCGGCGCAGAACGCGGCGATTTTCTCCGGTTTGATGGTGATGCCCATCAGCGGGTTGGCGGACTTCCACGCGGCCGGGTCGTCGGTCTTCGCGTCGTCGTCCGCTTTCAAAATGATCGGGTAGAGCCCTGGATCGCCCGTGCCCTTGAGCGCGGCGACGGCTTTTTCTCGCAACTGCCAACAAAATGACGCGCGTTCCTCGCCGGCGTTGGTGGCGACGAGCATCATCGCCTGGGGGCGCTTGCTCATTCGGCTTTTCAGCTGCCCGTAGGCTTTGCCGTTGGCCCATTCGTGCGCTTCGTCGCCCAGCACCATCGACGGCTTGCATCCGGATCCCGGGCCTTTGCCGCTGACGATGCGCCAGACCGACCGGCTCTTTCGATGGCGGATTTCCCGGTCGAGCACCTGCAGGCGTGCACTCAGATGATCGTTGGCTTCGACGAATAACTTCGCCTGCTCGAACACCACGCGGGCCTGACCATAACTTTTCGCCAGGGAATACACCTGGGCAAACCGCTGACCGTCGCCGATCAGCCCGTACAGCCCGATCGCCGCGAGCAGCGGCGACTTGCCCATGCCGACCGCGGCTTCGAAGTAGCACTCAGAGAATCGCCGCAGCCCGGTTTTGCGCCATTTCCAGCCGAACAGGTCGCGCACGATTTGCTTTTGAATCGGTTCAAGCTTGAACGGCCGACCTTCCAGCTCGCAGTAGGTTTCAATGAAGCGCACGACGCGGTCGGCCGCTTCGGCGTCGAAGAAGAAATCGTCAGTCTCGACTAGGGTCAGCATCCCCGTCATGGTTCATCGCCCGCCAGCTGCAGCGAGCGGCCTGGTCCAAATGGACTCCAACCATCGCCCCACCGCCTGCGAGCGAGCATCGCGCATCCGCCGGCGGCGTTCTGCTTCGATTTCTTGCCGCTTTGCAAACACAAACGACTTCGCGATCTCTTCCCAATTAACTTCAAAGGTGAATTCGACTTCTAGCGGTTTCATGTTCATGTCGTCACCATTCCGATTGTCGAAAGCATCCACTTGGCCACCGCGTCGGGCTTCGTCCATCCGCCGTGCACCATGACCACGCGGCCGGGGTTCACCTCTTCCATCCGCGGCGTTAGATCTCGCGAGCCGCAGCGAGTTTCACGGAACACCAGCATGCGAGCGCCGACCGTCGCCGCCAGGTGGCTCGCGCCGGTGTCAGTGCCGACGTACAGCCGGCAATTCTGCAGGAGCTCGACGGCCGCGTCGGTGTCGTAGTCGCCGCTGTGCACCTTTTCGCCGTCGAGGCTGAAGCTGGTGGCTCGATCGCCAATCACGGCGAACGTCAGGCCCGCGGCCGTCGCGGCATCCGCCAGCTTTTGCCAATGCGGCCAGTTCCGTTCAGCGCAGAAATCACGACGGCGCACGCCGAACACCAGGTCCGCCTGCAGGCCGCGGCGTTGAGGGTTAAAAGGGATCCGCTCCGCGGGCTGGATTGCGAAGATTTCCTGCTCCGGAGTGAGCCCCGTCGCCCTCACGTGGTGAAGTCCAGGGAAGCGAGAAGTCAGATCCGGCCACTCGAAGCGCTTCTCACGTTGCGTGCCGATGCGTTCTTTGTCGGGCACGGGGTCGATCCAGTCAGTAATGCACACGTCCGCGGATGGAAAAAGCACTTCATGCCCAGGCCTGCAGCATACGACCTTGAACGCGGCCTTATGAAAATGCACGATGCGCATGAACGACAGGCAGATGTGCCCGAATTCCAGCCCTGCCGGCGGAAGAAACAGACACGCCTTTCCGGCGCCGTCGTCGAGAATGTCGAGCAGCTTCGCGATGTGCGTCGGCGGCTTGTCCGTCGGCGCAGCAAGTTTGCTTCGGATGAGCGAGTGCCCGAGCTCGGGCTCCACGTCGTAAATCCGGTCGCAGATCAACGCCCCCGCCGGCGTGCCGAAGGTCTGTTTCATTTCTACGAACATTACGTCGCCCTCTTTTCGGCTTCGATCGCGCCGTGACACGGCGCACAGCAGGCCATCAGCAAATCTTGATCCGTCTTTTCGTCATCGGTGCATTGCTCCAGCGGCTTGCGATGATGCACCGTCGTCGACCAGGCTCGGTTGCACCGCTGGCAGACGGGAAACAGGGTTATTTTTTCAGAACGTGCACGTCGCCACGCTGCAGAGTTGTAAAAGCGCTTGGCTTCGCGATCGCGTTGGTGCTGATCGTAAAATCGCTGACGTGTCGATCGTTCATTGCCATGCTGCCGATCGTGAGTCCGATGACGATCACAATAAGCGCCGTGGCGGGCGACGTATGTCGGACACAGACCATGTTGGCACGGGTATGCGGGCACGGGTTCATAACGTGGTTCGCTCGACGGCGCCGAGGGGCTTCGCGCCGAGCACTTTGGATTTCACCTGGTCCGCGGATTCGAACACGTTGATCGACTTGCCGCTTTTCAAGTGCACGACCACGTGCGGTCGGTTCGGACCGAAATGATTCACGCGATGGATCCGCGGCTCGACCGCGGCAATCTCCGCGGGCTCGATCAGCGTCGTGTCGGCGGGCCGAGATTTTGTCGGCATGTGATCACTGGTGATGAACTCGATCATATCGCTCCTACATTTTCAGATCGTCCAACTCTTCCACAACGGCGCTGCTCTTTCGCGTGGCTGGCGTCAGCTCCATGTCGTTCAACATTCGGCGCAGCTGCGCCGCCGCATCCTTCATCACCTGACGCGCCGGGTGAGGACCGACCGTTCCGTTGCTGTGTTCCTTCACCGGCCCCTCGCGAGCGACGACGCGCGCAGCCTCGTGATGCACCGACCACTCTTGCACGTACAGCACCAACAAAGATCGATCGACTTTTTCCAGACGGCCGATCGCGCGAAGCTCGGCGGTGATTCGATGCCACTCCAGGAGCGCTTCGCCCTCGATTTCCTCGGGCGGTTTGAGCCTGGTTTTTCTCTTGGCAGCCATCGGTGCGCCTGCCGGTCAATACCCCCCCAAAAAATTTGGGGCAAAAAAAACGCGCGAGGTCACGGTGCGGTCTGCGGGGGGGCAGGTCGTTTTTATTACGACCTGCCCCCCTGGTTGCGCCGGTTTAACTCGCTTAATCCATGCAAAAACGCTGTTTACCGTTCATCATCTTCGGGTTCCTTCGAATCGGTCCATTTGGCCATTGTCACGCCACCAACGGATTGAGTCGTCAGCCTGGTCATCACTGCGGGATCCAGCCGCACGATCTCGCCGACGCTCTTGGTTCGGCCGCGTCCAGGTAACTTCACATGGACGCCGATCTTCTTTAGCTTCGCGACGGCGCTGGCGATCTTGTAGCCGATCGTCTGTCGCGGTCGCGCAAGTTCTTTGGCGATGCCGCGCTGTGTCGCTTTGTCGTAAAGCACAAGAGCCAGGTATCGCGTCTCGTCGTCGGTCAGACCGGCGGACGCCAGCACGGCTCTCATATCTGCAGCGTATTGGCCAATCTCTGGGGACTGGGCCTGATCGTCGGTCGGTTGTGTCATGGCAGCTTCGGTAGGAATTTGGACGAGCTTTCGTTCGGTCGGGCGTGCAGATACAGCGTAGTGGTCGCGACGTTGCTGTGCCCAAGCGTTCGTTGCACCAGGTCGATCGGGGCGCCGCCCTCGAGGGCGTGCGACGCGTGGCAGTGGCGAAGCCAGTGCGGAGACACAGGTCGATCAATGCCGGCACGCCTCGCCGCGGCTTTGACGATTCGGAGTACTTGGCTGGTGTGGAGCGAACCGCCGCGGCGACTGACAAACACAGGCAGATCTATCGGGGCCGTTCCTCTGGCGTGCTCGATCGTCACCCAGATCTGCGCGTCGAGCCTGATCGTCCGTGTCTTTCCGCCTTTGCCCAGGACGGTGACCTGACCGCCGTCGCGGCGTGGCTGCATGTCCCGCCAACGCAGTTCGGCGAGCTCGCTGACGCGCAGGCCAGCGACATACAGCAAATGCAGCATCAGACGGTTACGCGGCGTGTCGGCCGCGGCGATGAGGCAGGCGACGTCGTGAGGCTCAAGGATTCGGTCCGCCAGCGTGGCCCGTACAGCCGGCAGGCGTAACGGAGCTGCGACGTCGAACGGGACGTACTTCAACCTGGCTGCGAACCCAAAGAGGCTTTTAATCGCGGAAAGAACGCGCTGGCGAGAGCCTGGCTGCAGCTTCGACGCGTCGATCGACGACGCGAAGGCCTGCAGATCTTCCAAGGCGACCGTCCTCAGCGGCTTTTGGACGTACGCGAGGAATTGGGTTGCGTAGCGGCGGTAGGCGCGTTGGGTGTGCCGGCTTCGACCATGCAGCCACAGCTCGACGACGCGGCGGTCCTGGTCGACGGCCGCGGCGACGTCCAAAGTCACCAACGCATGATTATTACTGCAATCATGCGTTGGAACGACCTCGCCGCCCCCCCGCTCGGCGAGGCCTGGATCGTTTGATTGTGATGGGGTCCGTTCACTCATCGGCTGCAAAAGCTCGCCTCTTAACCGGCCCTGGCGTGGGCACGTACCAGGGCCGGTCTGGGAAGAGGAGAGGAATGCACCTAGGTAAGTAGCGGAGCGGCC